GGGCCACAAGGCCCGGATCTGCCTCGGGGCTGCTCCTCCTTTGTTTAGAGTTGGTTACGGTGAGGGTATATACGCGCACAGCGTTGCCGTTCTTGACGGTCACGGTCAGGGTATTGTTGCCGCTTGTCCAAGTCGCGGTACCGCCGTTGTTGAGGTTTTTGCCGTTAAGGTTGAGCTCGATCTTAGCCTGCGCCTGCGCCGCGGTTGCCTCGATCTTGTCGGTAGCGGCTGCCGCTGTAATAGTGTATGCCATCACAGCAGGATCAAAAGTGGGCGTGAGGGTCTCGCTGCCTACGGTCAGGCTCTGGAGGAGTGCATCGTTGGCGGTGTCTGCCGCGAAGGTCATGGAGGTGGTCACCTCGCTGCCATTGATGTTGATAGCAACAAAAGACTGAGGTATGACAGGCGTACCATCCGCACGAGCCTTGCCGCGGAAAACGGTGTTGTCCTGGATAAACTGCACGCTGCGGTCAGCGTCAATCTGTATTTCGCCGCGGTTTACCCACAGGTAGAGGTCGCCGTAGCCGCCTATGATGTCACCGTCGGGAATAAACTCCAGTATATCAATGTCGCCGGTGATGATGGGAAGCGTTGCAAATACGCCGGCGGCTATATCGCCGGTCGCGGTAAATGTTATGACCTTCGATTTGAGTAGATTGTAAGTCTTGCTGTTCATCGCCCAGAACTTTTCGCCGCGGGCATACAGACTGTATGCGTTGCCGGTGGCGACAGTGAGCGCCGCCCAGAATGCAGCGCCGGTCAGGGTGCTGTCGATCTTCTGGATGTTGGTGGTGTGGAGGTCTACCCATGCGGGGGCATTGGCGGGATAGTCGCTGGGTTTGGCGGTCTGGGCGAGGCGGCTTACTATGCCCATAGGCATTTTGATGCCGGTGCCGTAGAGGATAGCCTTATCCTCTGCGAGGCCGATAGATTCGGACAGCATTTCTACTATCCATGAAGCGAGGTTGATGTCGTTGTCCTCGAGTATACTGTTACATACGGGCACAAAGCCCGCGACCTTATAGCCGTCAACGGTGATCTGGTTGAACACAAACTCCAGTTCGTTGATCGCCGCGCACATTTCAGTCCAGATTGCTTCGGGCACGGTTCCGGCTATGGTCTGCCGCGCCTCGCCGCGAACATTGCGAACGCGGATACGGTTGAGCAGTTTCGAGTAGCGGAACATATTCTCACTGATCAGATCGAGGAACACTATGGGGATAGTGAGGTCTGCGCCGCTAACGGCACGCTGTGCGCCGCCCTTCATGGAGCGCAGCTCCTTCAGGAAGTTTTTGACATCCTGGCGAGCTACTATCTCCTGCCGGGTCTGTATGGGCAGGGCGTCAAACGCACGCTGTTCTCTGGGAAGTGCGCGGATATTGATGTTTATCATTCTGTTTCTTTTGCTCCTTTCGGTTTCTTCGATTATCATGGTCTCTTCAGCGGGAGGCTCTTCGGTGGGTGCTGTCTCCTCGATGCCCTTGAGTTCTTCCTCCAGCCTGTCTATCGCCGCTGCGCACTCATCTTTCGCCTTGTCAAACGCGCTCTTTTCGGCTTCGTACTTGGCGACTTCTTCCTCCACAGCCTTCTGCTGTTCCTCGTCCGTGGCCTCCGTGACCTCGGCAATAGCGGCCTCGAGCTCGGTCTCGCGCTTTTTAAAGGCGGCCTCCTTGCCGCGTAGCTGTTCCAGTTCCTTTTTCTTGTTGTCTATGCTCCTGCGGAGCATCAGGGCTCTAAGTGCCATTTTTTTATATGCCTCCTTTAATTTTTCTGTTCATATCGGCGCGCCATTTTTCGATTTTGTGCCGCTTGATGTCGTTAAGTTCTGCCTTCCGGGCTTCGACGCCAGTATTCTCGTATGCAGGGAACGTGACCACACTCACCTCATAGAGACGCACTTTGTTCAGGTGCCAGACGGTCCCGCCGTCATCCTGATAGTCCGTCGTTTGTTCTACTATGTCAAAGCCGAACGAGCATTGGTTCACGTCGCCGCGCTTCACGCGCTCGTAGAGGTTGACTGCGTCCTGGTCCTTCGGGTTGATAAGGATGCTGCCCCACAGTCCTTTCTCGTCGAGTTTGAGTGTGAGTGTGCCAGCGGTGCTGCGCCCGAGGACAAGCCGCGTATCGTGATCCGCGAGTGCTCGCACGTCCCGCTCAAGCTCGCCGTCAAATGCGCCCGGTTCAATCGTCTCATAAGCGTTGTCCCACATATAGTATCGGCTGCCGTAAACGGCGAAATAGCCCTCTATGTAGATGTTGCCATCGTCGGCTCGTGTCTGGAATTGGGCAGGCTGCGCGATTGCAGTCCTTTTTGCCATCATGAGTTTTTTTCACCTCCTTGTAGTTTGCTTTGGTCGCCTATCATGCCGCGGGGTATGTAATTTTCAAGTATCACGAGGTCATCCAGACCGTCCATTGGTGCAAGGCCCAGCCAGTTGCGCACTTCGTTGCCGGTCATTATGCCGCGGACGTATTCGTCGTTGCCGACGCTCGAAAGGTCCCTCAGGTCGTAATTGTAAAGGCTGCGGCTATTGAACCTGAAATACCAGTCGGGGTTGTAGAGCAGTTTTCTCGTCAACTCCTGCTGTATGTTCTCGGCTATTGGCATGATCGTGGATGATATAAAATTGTTCCATGCGTCGCGGGAAAATGCCCCCTCGCCCAGAACAAACGTCGGTATCCCCAATATCGAGGCCACGGTCTGTTTGTCGAGTTTTACAAAGTCCGCCAGCGCGAGGTCAGATAAGCTCAACGGTTTCACCTGTTGGACGTCAAACTGGTCCGCCGGTATAATCCACGGTTCTCCGGCTCTGCCGCTCGTGATGTAGTTCTGGAGCAGCCGGTCACGCCCCTCCGGGCTGGAAAATTCATCGGTCAAACCGTCGACCTTCACGATGAGCGCCGGTTTCCACTCTGATGACATAAATCCGTTTTCTGTCGCCGCGGCCTGTTTGAGGTTATCCGCAACGGTGGAGAGCTCGACCTGGTATCCCCTGCCGAGCCACGGATAGTAATCGCCGGGATTAAACGCAAAATGCAGCACGTCATCCGGGCGGTATACTTCTCCAAGTATGAACACATCGTAGTCCCACATCCCGCTTGGGACAAACGACACATACGCCGGAGGGATGGGCTGCAGGTCGGTGATATAGCCATTCTGTGTTACGGGATAAACCACCGCGTTGCCGTTGCCGCTCAGCATCTGGGTTCTCACGATCCACCGCACCCAGTTGCTCCTCGTCATATTATGGTAAGGGGCGATGTCAACCTTTTTCGATAGCTCGTTTTTTATTCTGACGTCGCCGCGATCGGTGTTCTCCATTAAATGGATCGTCATTACCCCAATAAGCCGGGCGATGGTGTCCACCGCTGTCGCGATCTCCGGGTTATCCGCCAGTGTGGTATATCCCCGGCATTTCAAGCTGCCAAACTGTGAGCTGTCGCAATAAAACGTCACGCCCCGCTTCGTCGAGGGCTCCGCTCTGGCGGCTGCTCTATTTCGTTTCCGTTTACTCATTTCCAAACCATTCCTCCGCTGCTCTGATTTTTTCCATGCTCTCTAAATAGCGCACGGTGGCAAAAACCGATGCATCGAATAAGTCTATCCTGTGCTCCGGCTGTACCTTCTCGTATTGGATTATGTCGTCGGTTTTTTCTATCGCCCGAACATTCTGTACGCAGTACTCATATGCTTCGCTGTGCATGTAGTACAGGCGCCCATTTTTGGCGCTGTTTTCAATATATCTAAACCCCTGCGATTTGTTGATCGTATACTGCGGCTGGTCGATGATTTTAAAGCCCGCTTTTTTCATGTCAAGCATATACTCAGCGGCAAATTTGCGGTCATGTCCGACCTGGCTGATCTTAAAGCCCATGTCCCGCATACTGATATACCAGTTGACCACGTCGGAGTAGTTGGTGGTGGGGGCGTTACACATGGTAAGCCAGCCGCTATCCTCCCAGCCGAACAGAGGTATGTTGTCCTGGTCGGCTTTGAGTGCCGCCGCAGTCAGCGGGAAAAAGGCGTGGGTGATGATTATGTCGGTGTCTTTGTAATGGCCGAAAAGGGCCGCCGCAGTCAGGTCGTGGAGGCGGGCGAGATCGGAGCCGCCAAACCATTTAATAGGCAGCTGGGCAAGCTCCGCCAGCGTCCAATCGTGGGCCGCGTCGCTGCGCCGAAACTCGTCGATGTCAAAATACGCTCTCAGCGCATTCACGTATACGTTGAGGCTTTTCGCCAAAAAGTCCTTGCGCTGCTGCGGGTCGTTCATGGCCTGTCTGCTGTCATTTAGCATTTCCGCCGGGCGAATGGTAACGCCGTATCCGGGATTGGCCATCTCGTGGACGATGGGGTTCGTATAGTCGATGTCGCCGCCCTCGTCCGGGTTGGCGCAGCACATAAAGATAAAATACTGCTCGTCCTCTATGGTGCCGTTAAGGACCTTCCGGCAATAGCGGAGGCGCTGCCCGAGGAATGCCTGCTCGTTGTCGCCCGCGGTCGATATGCCGATGATGAGTTTATTTGTATACGCCTTCATGGCCTCCTTTAGGAGGTTGTACTGTTTAGGCTTTTTGTAGGCGTGTATCTCGTCGCAGATCGCTATGTTGCAGTTTAGCGAATCCTGCGCGTCCGGGTTGGCGGCGAGTGCGCGTATGGAGAACGAGCCCTCGTTGCCCAGATCGGCAGTCATGCTGTGCTCGTTGTTGTTGTCTATGATTTTTATGGACCCGCCCTTGGCCTTGTCCTCTCCCATCTGGCGCACGTTGTACACCAAAAAGTTAAAGCTCTCAAGGGATTGTATCATAGCGGCGCTGGTAATGTAGGTTTTCGCGCCGCTCTTGCGGTACCAGAGGGACAGCGCATATGCCAGAGCCGCCGCGAACGTGGTTTTGATATTTTTGCGGGGTATAAAAATGAGCGCCTCGTGAAACCTTACGATATCAGTGCCGCTCATTTTAAACCCTAAAAGGTTGTATATTATGAATTTGTGAAAAGGCTCCAGTTTAAACGGTTCGCCGCGAAGGGGCGTTCCGTCTATTCGCTCTCCTTGTTGGTGCGTAAGCGTGTGCTCGATGATCTGTATGACAAATTCCGGGCCCCTGCTGTCTATGTAATAGTCCGGGTTATCGAGATCGCGGAAAAATCGCTCAACGGCCTGTTTCAGTTCCTCACAGGCCACTTTCCGCCCGCCGCGTATGCTTTCGGCGTACTCTTTGACGGCTGGCCAGTTTCGGCCTTTAATCTGTGTCAAACTCTATTTCCCGCAGAGCCGCCGCCAGCGTTCCCACGGCTGCATTTTTCGGCGCCGCCCCGCACACCTTTTTGTACGCCGCAGGCGTCAGCCCTAATTCGCGCCAGTACGCAAGCGCGGTTTTGTTGAGCATATCCCACAGGTCGAGGTATGGGCTGCGCGTCATGTTGGTAGCCCCGGCCTTATTGGTGTGCTCCACGATGGGGCCGTCGCCGTCCTCCCGGTAGTCCGCCATTACCTGGTCACGCTGCTCCAGTATCTCCGCGAGGCTGTCTATCACCGGGGCGTAGTCTTTGGCCTCGACGCCGGCGCGCTTGCACAAGCTTTTGATTTTTGTCCGCCATTTCTTGGCAGTCAACGGTTCGCCCTGCGCCACGCCGTTCACCTCCTCCGCCGCTCCGGGGCCGTGGCAAAAACGGAGCGTTTTGTTTGTTTTTCGTTTTGATTTTCAAAAAATCCCTCGCGCGCGCCATAATGTAGGTTCTGGCGGTGACCCCCACCCCTAAAATTTTCTCCGGAGTTGGAAAAGGGTACCCGCGCCATAGAACGAGAGGATGGCGCGTCCCAATGAAGAGGGGGGGTCAATCGTTTTCGCGGCTGAATCTGCCCCGTTCTCGCAGCGCCTTTGCCTTCTCCGGGTGCCGCTTGTTGTGGCACTCGTGGCACAGCGCCACAAGGTTGTCATCGGCAAACGCCAGATCGGGGTACTCGTCGGCGTGTTTGATGTGGTGTACCTCCGTCGCCTCGGTAAGCCTGCCGTATTTCCGGCAGTCCTGGCAGCGGTATCTATTCAGTCGTAATATATATGCGCGCTTGCGCTGCCATCGTTTTGTTTTGTAAAACTCAGGCGTGCCGGGTATTACGCAGGCCGTGCCGCTCACCTCCCGATATGCAAAAGGGGCCGCTCATGGCCCCTTGCTTTTTTGTCCTGTATCCATTATAGCAGGTTGCCGTCAAAAAATTTGCTGCAAATATGCGTCAATTATTTTTTGCTGCGCCGTGGTGTAATGGTAGATAACTGTATTGATCGCGAGATTGCGCCACGAATAATACGTCCTGTCGCTTATGTGGAGTTTATCGCATATCTGGCTTTGTATATACATTCGGCCCCGGTGGCTGTTGGCGTTGCTGCGGAGGTGGAATGTTTGCTCCATCAGCTCCGCAATCTCCGGCTCGTATGCCAGCAGCTCCGCCCATGCGTCCTCTATCGCCTCCACCCACATCTTCGCCCGCGTGTCCACGATCATGCGGTGCTTTTTGCCCGCTACCCTGGCAATCACAGTGCGTAGCGTAACGTCACTGTTGATTCCTGTTTTTGCCGGCGGCCCTTCCTTCGCCTGGCCAAACGCTGCGCTCTCTATTTCTTCGCGCTCTGCCTCTTCTGTTGTGCCGCTCAGCAGCGCGCCTTTTATGGCGGAGTAGGCGTATAGGTGCTGTATCGCCTCATGTCTTATAGGGTTTTGTTTCATCACTATCCTCCGTTGCCCGCATAACCGCGCTCAGCATCTTTTTCCGTGCTTATAGGGCCGCCCACGATTATAGGCCATCTTTTGTCGCACAATCTCGTCCACGTCCAGTCCCTCATGACCAAACCAGTCCAGTATCCTAATAAGGCAATCGGCCATTTCGACGGCTATGCCCTCGGGTTTTCCGTCCTCGTTTGCCCATACCATGGGGCGCCCGGCACGGTACTCCTCCACAGCCTCGGACAGTTCACTATGGCAAAGGGCGACAATCTCCAGCAAATTCCGTTCCTCATCCCACCAACCATGAGCAACGGCGTTTTCGTGTATTTCCTTCGCCAGCTTGTACAGCGGCTCCTCGTTGTTGTGGATCGTTATCATTTTTCTCCTTCCCATATCAGCGGCTTCCCCTCTGTGTCTACCATCATGCATATGCCGCCTTGGTTTGTCTTTAGGTATTGTACCCCCGTGAGGTTATCGACATATATTCCATACATCGCACAACTATCCAGTATCCACAGTCTACGATTGCCAGCCTCAGCCTTTTGGCAACCGCACAGGGTGAGGGTCAGCAGGGTTAATATTGTTATTGCTATTACTCGTTTCATTTTTCCTCCTTCGGCGGTCTGTCCTTTACGTTAATCCATTGCCGTTCCTTGCGCTCTTGCAGGGCAGAAATGGCAATACTGCAAGCAGCAATTATGTGCGGTGTGTCGCTGGAATCCTTAATATGTACTAAGGTTCTTATAGCCATTTCAATCGCTTCTTTATCAGTCATTTGCTTTCCTCCTTCGGCGTTTCTGGCAATGGCATCCACGCAATAACAGGATTACCTTTAAACCATAGTCCTTCAAACTTTTCTATGGGATATACAAGCCCCAGTATGTCGATGTCACTGCTGCCGGCATCGTAGTAATACCACCATTCCGGCAATAATTGTCTCATGCGTATCTCGCCGCGAAAAATCTGTCCATCTTGCAGCAGGATAATCACCGGTTCCTTTTCTTCTGGTAGTCTGTCTCTCACTTTAATCCAGTTCATCGGCTTCCTCCTTATCCATTTTCGCCCTGTCTAATACGCAACCCGAGAGCCATATTCTAAGCCGTTCCTTAGCCGCTTCGTGCTCTATATGCTCTTTACTCATTTGCCTCCTCCGGCTTGCTCGCACCTTAGCAAATATTTCTTCCCGTGCTATGCCTATACCCAGCGCTTCAACATCTATGTATTTACTCATTTGTCTCCTCCGGCTCGCTTGTACCATCGAAAATGCCTAAAATCTGTTGGAGCAATTCAATCTGCCCGTTTCTGTGACCATAGCGATACCCGGTTGTATACGTTTCGGCCGTGTCTCCACTGTTCTTGTCTTTTTCAGCGACGAGCGCCTGATACTTAGCCCTCAAATCTTCAAGTTCCACAGCTGGAGCAACATCGGCGGCAGGAATACTGTCAAGGAGGTCTATGCAGTCCCTAAAACAGTCTGCCGCCTCATTGTCCCCGTCTAATACGCAATCTGTGATCCACATTCTAAGTCGTGTCTTTGCATCTTCTCGCTCTATGTGCTCTTTATATTCTTTACTCATTGTCCGTCCTTTCTGCGTTCAGCCATTTTCCCAGCGTTCTCTGACATTCCGATATGCCCAGTTCGCAGAGTGTTCCGATCCATTTGGCGCAATAAACCGCCGCCGGGCAGCAGTCGCAGTCCATTATCTCGGCGAGTTTGTCCGCCAGCCATTCGGCGGATTGCTGTTTTAGGTATTCGTGGTTAGTCATGCCGCTCACCTCCTGTTTTGTCCATTTTAGCCCCGCAGTTGGGGCAGTACTTAAAAGGCGATATCGGTGCATCAATAAGACTTCCGCTGAATCCGCATAGCGAGCAAGTCGGTCTCAACGCCCGCTCAATCCACTCCCCATGCACCACCGGGGCAGCGTCGGCGGCAGGGATAGCCCCCATGTGTAAATAGTCCTCTATCACCGCCGCAGCGCAGGGCCAGCCGTAGCATACCGCGCAATAGTAGCCCTCGGCCATAGCGCCGCTCATAAACTCGTTTTGATTTGGCGTTGGATTGTTGGCGCCAGTTTTGAGCTCGACGTATATGCCATGGTAGCCGCCCCGGGCCGCAGGGATAAATACATCGGGCACGCCGGAATGTACCCCCTGCCATATCAGCCGCACAGCGGTGCGCTTATCGCGTAAGCCGCCGTTGGGTATGTGGTGGTAGAGCGTCAGGGCCGGATACTGCGTCCGCATCATCCGCGCCCAGTTGGTCAGGGCGGTCTGGTGCTCGTCCTCTTTGCCTATTACCGGCTGGGCAGGTCGCCATACGGGTATACCCGCCCGGTTGGGGGTCATGGTGTAATCTTTCAGCAATTGTTTTTTACCTCCTTTTTGATATCGTCGTAAAATCCGACGCATTTACAAGGCCCCGGCAAAAGCCTCGCGCTTTGCGCCGCTTAACACCGCCGCTTGGGCGGGATTTTGACATATTTGAAATAGGTAAAGCCGAACTCTGTCGCGCCGCTCTCGACGAGGATATAATCTTTCGGAGAGCGCGGCGGTTTGGCCGGCGTGTAGTTGCGTTTTATTGGTTTTGTCTGCTCCCTGCCGCAGGGGGCAAGGTTGCGGGTCGCCATGTAATGGTGCCCGCCCTGCTCCGGTGTCCAGTGGTTAAAAAGGTAATTGGCCAATCCCGTATAATCGGGGCCGTGGTCTATGCCGTCATAGTGGATGTGCGCCCGGAGGTGCTCGCAGCGGTTGACGCTGCCCAGCGTCCATTGTTTGCGTATGGCCTCCTCCGGCACTCCGTCCGTCAGCATGTGGGCGTGTATGCGGTGGGTGTTTTTGCCGCGCCCCATGTAGATAACGATTTTTGCCTCCGGGTAGGCGTAGAGCAGCCGTCGGCGGAAATTGACGCAGAGGCGGCGGAAATCCTTAAAATCGTGTACCTCGTGCTCGTCGTCCTGTGTCAATGTGCTGTACAGCGAGGCCGGGGTGAAGTTTTCGTTGATGATCCGGGTATGTGCCCGGCGGGCTACCTCAGAGTTAAACCGCGCCCTTTCTTCGTCCGTCTTAAACCTCGGTTTTCGCGGGCGGTAGGGTTTTTGCGTCCTGTCGCCCACGGAGTATATAATCCGCTCCAGCACCACGCCGGAATATATATCACGCCGTACCCGTTGCATGGCGGCCTCCTTTTTTTAATAATCAGGTCTTGGCCCTTTGCCGGGGGCGGTGGTTTGCGGTGCGGGCGTTTTCCCGTTGGCCGCACCTGCCGCCACCCTATCAATGGAGGACCGGGTGATTGCCGCACCCGGCAAAAGGTCAAGTCCTGCCCGTGTTACCGGGCAGGCTTTAATGCGTGTATGTCCTCGGTTTTCTTTGTGCGGCGCGGGATAAATATCTGCTCTATCACTTTGTCGCTGTGATCGTCCATGAGCTTGTCCGCCTCAAGTATCCTCAGCTCCCGCCCGTCAATGCACAGGCGGCATGAGCCCTTGTACTGGGCATATGTCCGTCTGGCTTTTGCAAAATCGTTGGTCTCAATAATGGTCTGCGTCCCGGCGGGCGTGCGGATCAGGATTGTATAGGTGGGCAGCGTTCTTTTTTTCATTTTCTTTTCCTTTCTTCTTCCCTTCTTTTCGCCTTGTACTCGTTGTACATCGCCCTATACCGGTAGCTGTCCCCGAATACGTTCCACGCGGCCTTTACAAGATTAGGCTCGTAGGGACGTATTTTTTCAAGTTCTTCTACCGCCTTCGCGGATATCGCACAGCCGCAGCAGCCAGTACGTTTTAGGCCGTAAACCTCGTAAGCATCGGAGTAGCGGATACCGTAGTAGTCCTTGTACCATGCCTTATCAGCATCGGATACATAGTACAGAGGTTTGAGCCGGTATTGTCCGTTTGCCGTCTGGGAGAAGCAGAGCGATGTATTATCCTTTCTGGGCACAGACCTCATGCCGCCCTCGTCTCGGCGCTCTCCGGTTATAACCATGTCAAAGCCTTTTTGGACGTTGTGCGCAACGGCCTTTTTGCAAACGTTGCAGCAGTGGTTACTTATTTTGAACTGTGGCGGGTTTTCTTTGATGAAATCCAACATATATTTGGACGAGTTGATTACGAGCTGAATTTCCGGGCGTGGTTCGCCTTTGCCGTTACAGCAGCAAAGAAAACTTATCGTTGTTTTGCAGCCCGGATAGCGTTCGCACAGTTCCGCATATTTTGCCGCCTTGTCCTCTGCTTCGGCATATTCATCCGCGATGCTCAGAGGTATGTTCTTCTTCTGTACGCCTTCCAAACCGGCGGACATTATTTTTGATACAAATGGTTGTCCATACTCTCTTGTCGCCAGCACAATATTTTTCTTCGGGCGATATTCTGTAATTTCAACGCCGTACTTATCTGCCGTCTCGCGGACGTGACGCTTTGTAGCCGCCATTTCAAGGCCGGTGTTGAAGAAACAATATTTAATTGGCGGAAGGTCGAATGTGTGCCGCACTTCCTCGATCAGGTGCAGCATAATATCGCTATCGCTGCCGCCAGAATAGGAGCATATCGCGTTCGGGTGTTCCACGAGGCGCTTTGCAACTATGCTTTTTATGGCCTCAAACTTCTCAGGTGCTGCAAAATCGGCATAAGCCGGTCTGTCCGTATAAACTCTGCTGTGAAATTGCTCTTTTGACATTTTTTAGTCCTCTCCCAAATCCCCGATTAGGTCAACGCCTATTTTCGCCAGCTCGTCGGCGGAGTATTGGTGCTGAATGTGGTTCATAAAATAACTCCCAGCGATTTTTTTGACGTTGGTTTTCGCCGCCGCAAGGTAGCCCTCAAATTTCTCGCTGTTAAACAGGGTGCAGGGGCGCATATACTCCTGCATGCTTGTCCCCTTCCACGTTGCCCAGCGGCCGTCTATTACCCGGCGGCAGTCCTCCGGCGTATGCCCCTCCGTAATGCGGGCGTTGATATAGCTACGGTTTTTTGGCGTTTTTTGGTATTTAGTCCCGGCGATGGTGTTGAGGTAGTCTATTACCGCGTCGGCGGCGGTCGTGTCAGTGATCGCATTGCGGGCGGTAATCTCTCCGGTCTCCCGGTCTATCGTTACTATCAGGGCGGGCCTGCCGTTGATGCTAACAGCGGCCCGGCCTTTTGTGTCCATGTGCTCGCCCACGGAGCGCAGGAGCATGTCATATATCTCCCGGCTTTCCATGGGTTATATCTCCTTTTTCTCCTTTTTGGTCTCGCTGCGCTCTATGGCTATGCCGATAGCGGCGGAGCCGGTGCTCTTTACGGTGGCCTTAACTCCGTCCGTGGTGGTTATGACCGCTTTATCTACAAATCCGCCGTACACCCGCTCGGCAAGCTGCCGCAATATCTCTCGCGTCTGCTCGTCCACGGCTATGCGCTTCTGGTGCGGGTTGCCTGCAAAAAGCTCCTCGATCACGTCCTCTGCCTTTTGCAGGGCTTCGATGCGGTCGCTCTCTCCCCGAAGGGCAGCCTCGTGAGCGTCACGGTCGCGTCTGGCCTCCTTGCAGTCACATATGAGGGTAGCTATCGCGTCCTCGTCCGGGTCGTCGATGTTTGGGTGTAGGGCTAAATAGCTCTTGATATTGAGCAGCTGCCCGCAGTAGCGGCAAGCGCCGAATGTCCTTTCAGTTGTTTCCATTTTGTTTGTCCTCCTTTGATATGTTTTTCGCAGTCTTTTTACGAGCAATAGTTTTGCAGTTCCGTCAAGCTGTAGCTGCCGTCATTATCCGGTGTGTCGTCAATCTGCACCGATTGGAGGATTATAAAAGCGGGGACAACACCATCCGAGTACGAGGGGTTGCTGATGAAGGCGGAGCCGTCCGTGAGGACGTACCACGCATTGATAGAGGAGTACTGTGAGGAAAGCCACCAGACATTAGCCGAGCCGTTAAAGGTCTTTTCGCGGCTATTTCTTCCCGTGAATATAGGCCATGTTAAGCCTTCTTCTGCTTCGTGGTTGTCGCCGAAGCCTACCATGGTCAATGTCGGGGCAAACACTTTTCGGGTTATATCCTCGGCACCGCTGCCGTTATATAGCGGGATCGTGCTTGGGATAATCAGTTCTTTAAGCTCGTCGGGGTAGCTGTTGTATATTTCCGTCATGCGTTCGTCCAGGTCTGATCCGGCGTATTTTGCGTTACCGCCGAACCGGCAAAAGCTATGAATATCTTTGCGGATAAGCCCTGCGGTGCCTACGTCAAAATTATTGAGGCAGCCGAGGGTGTAGTCAGCCAGCTCGTAGGTTCCACCCTCGCGGCGCTCGGGAATTTTGATGTTGCTTCCGAATGGTAGTTCTCCTAATTTCATTTTTTATGTCCTCCCTATGATCTGTTTTTAACTCATTTGCTCCACTTGTCTGGCGTTGAGCTTGCCGCGCTCGATCAGCTTGTATATTTCGTGCCTGTCGATACCCAGCCGCTCCCTCGTCTCCTGCGTTGTCAGCCATTCGCCATCCACTTCGACGATCCACTTCCTGTATATACGCGGCGGCTTACTTTTCCCGTCCGGCAAAAACAGCGGGCAGGCGCGGATGACGTAGGACTGTATAATTTTCGTGTAGTTTTTGCCGTGGTAATAGTCGCTGCCCTTCAGTGTTGTTTCCCTTGCCTCCCAGCCCTCAACGGGTTCGGGATCGGCGCGGCGAGACCAGCTGCAGCCCATGCCCGGCGCGTTGGTCGCCCTCTGGCACCGCCAGCACAGGGTTTGTCCGGTTATGCACGCTTCCATGGTTATCTCCTTTTACGTGGCGCGAAGGCAAAGCCTGTCATTATACCGATAACAAACATCGGCACTCCCCAGCTAAAAAATGCTCCCCACATATCAATTGTCCTTTCCAGTTGCAACGTATAAATTGATGTAGTTGTTGTTGGCGTCCATGCACAGCAGGGACGCATCGAGCAGGGCGGCTACCGTTCTGTCGCAGACGGCGGGAAGAATATCCTCCCTCCTGAAGTCTCCGATCAGCGCCCCGTCCAGCGAGTGGTACAGCCGTACCCGCTGTGTTTTCAGCAGGGCGATCATGGGTAAAAGCTCCCTTACTTGCATATGTAGTCACTCCTCCACTTACGGTATCTCAGCTTTTCCTCGTCCCAATCCGGGTATTTGGCCATGAGGTAAGCCCGGAGGGCCTTTCTGATCTCCGGCCTGCGTTCTGAATTGTCGTAATCCCTGTGGCATTCAGGGCACAGGGTAACAACATTTTCCTCCACTCCCTTGCCATTATGGGAGCGAGGGATGAAATGCGCGTCAGGGTTGCCGGGCCTGCCGCACAGGACGCAGCAATGATGATCCCTCTCCCATACCCACCGTTTGACTTTGAGAGGTATTTCGCATGCTTTGGTGCGCTTGCTTTTCATGGCTTTTTTTACGAGCAATAGCTTTCCAGCACCGTCAATCTGTAGCTGCCGTCATTATCCGGGGCATCGTCAATCTGTACCGATTGGGGGATTATAAAAGCGGAGACAACACCATTCGAGACCGAGGGGCTGCCGTAGTAGTTGGCGGAGCCGTCCGTGTAGACGTACCAGGCGCGGTCAGAGGAGTACTGTGAGAAAAGCCACCAGTAGGCAGCCGAGCCGTTAAAGGTCTTTTTGCGGCTATTCCGGCCAGTGAATATAGGCCATGTGAAGCCCTCGTCCACACCGTGGTTGTCGCCGCAGCCTACCATGGTCATTGTGGGGGCAAATACTTTCCGTGTTATATCCTCAGCGCCGCTGCCGTTATACAGCGGGATCGTGCTGGGGATAATCAGCTCTTTAAGTTCATCTGGGTAGCTGTTGTATATTTCCGTCATGCGTTTGTCCAGGTCAGAACCGGCGTACTCCGCGCTGTCGCCGAACCGGCAAAAGCTGTGTATGTCTTTGCGGACAAACGCAGCCACGCCTGCGCCGAAAAAGCCCAGGGTGTAGTCCGCCAGCTTATAGCTGTCATCTTCTTGTCGCTCGGGAATTTTGATGTTTGCCCCGAATGTCATTTCTCCTAATTGCATTGTTTTGCGTCGTCCTTACGATCTGATACCCTCCGGCGGCGCGGGCTATCGGCAAGCCCGTCCGCGGGAGACGCACCGGGCCTGAATCCTGTTTATGCTCGCCCGGTCGAGTTGCTAACGTGCTGTTGTGGGATTGTTAGGTCATTCGCATCACCTACCCGTCGCGGCGGAGCGCACGGGCCGCTCATATCCTTCGTCCTTTTTGACGATTCGCACGTCGCAGTTATGCTGTCTGCCGTATATCTCGGCCAATATCAGCATCATTTTATATGCCTGGTCTTCGGTGATAGCGTTCATGTTGTACCTCCTTTTTGTCAGTTGAGGTATGTTTATTCGTGGCGCTCGTCCGTTATCAGATAGTCAACCGTCACCCCGAAAAAATCAGCAACGGCCTTGAGTTTGTCCACGCGAGGGGTATTATTTTTCCATTTCCTGATCGTGCCGTTAGCATATCCGAGAGTGCTCTCAAGGTTATAGATGTTGATGCCTTTTTCTTTGCATAGTTTCACTATCTTTTCGTACATTGATATAACTCCTTAGATTTAAGTCCACTTTTTCATTGACATTGTTGCGATTTTATTCTAAAATTTAATTGCAAAGACATTCGAGAACATTATCGCAGTAATGTTGATAGTGAGAATTAGTTCTCGCCATACGTTTATTATATGCGACTTAGTTCTCATTGTCAAGCGTATTTTTGAGATTTACTTCCTTTTTTTCGTGAGGTGTGTTATGTGTAATCCCAAAGATCGCATACTATATTTATGTAAGCAACGCGGCGTCAAAATTTCAGCCGTTGAAAAGTCTCTGGGGCTGGGGAACGGAACGATCCGGAAATGGAAAGACGAGACGCGGCCATCCGGGCGCACTTTGGACTTGTTGGTTGATTATTTTGGGGTGTCGGCAGATTATATTTTGAATGGCACAGAAAAAGAGGCCGCCCATGGCAGCCTCATAGACTTGGATTCGCTTTCCGCTCCTAAAGCGGAGCTTTTTCGCGTTCTGATGGAGGTTCCAGATGATCAAGTGACGGCGCTGCTTCAAATGCTCCGCTCACTATTGCCTTAACTAACTCCGCCGCCTGTTCGTCGGTGATGCCGCAGATAAAATTATAAATTTCTTGTTCTTTGTTTTTCATCGACCTCTCCCTCTGTTCTGACGAACGTTCGTTTGTGTTTATATAATATCACTAAATTCGGGGGTTGTAAGGTCTAATTTTGTCCAATAATGCCGTTTAATGTACTATGTGCGCTAAGATTGCACAAAACGTGCTTATTATGAACTAATTTAGGAGGAGTTATGAAAAGGATTGTTGTTTTTGCTATTGTACTCGGGTTGGTTCTGTGCGGCTGCGCGTCTCCCGACGTTAATCAACCCGTTGATGTCATGGTTCCCGCGCAAAATTCAGAATCCGCCGTACCCAAGGTAGAGCCGAGCCTTACGCCTGAGCCTACTGTTGTACCTATCCCCGATCCAGTAACATATACGGGCAGCGGTGATGATGTGATTGAGATAGCCCCATTTTCGGACACGTTATATGTTTTCGAGATTTCCGGCAACGATGCAGAGCGCAATTTTATAGTCAAAACTTATAACGGTGACGGTGAGTATGGCGAGTTGCTTGTAAATACGCTCGACAAATATCACGGCATTACCATGGACTCTGATTTTGACGTATCCGCAATCGAGGTCAAGGCTACAGGAGACTGGACGATAACGCAGCGCTCGATGTATGATTTAGACGTAATGCAGGCCGGTCAGACCTATAACGGCACGGGGGACAATATCGTGCTCGTCAAAGGCGGCAGTACCGCGACCATCACTGGCAATGACGCTGAGCGTAATTTTGTCGTGCGGGCTTATAACGCGCAGGGGCGCCGCAGTTTGCTGGTCAATGAGCTCGATAAGTACAGCGGCAAAGTCATGTTAAATGATCCGATCATTTTTCAGGTCTCAGCCGTCGGCGATTGGAGTATAACTCTGAACTAATCTTAATTTAAGAGCCCCGCCGTGAGGGGCTCTTATTAAACGCAGGAGGGTATTATATGAGAGCGGCGTTATATGAGAGAGTATCGACGGAGGAGCAACGGGATCACGGCCTGTCGCTGGACGCGCAGCGGGAAGTGCTTGAGGAATACGTGCGTACCCACGGTATGACGGTCGCCGGGCATTATACGGACGCAGGCGTATCCGGCCAGAAGCCGCTCAGCAAGCGCCCCGCCTTGCGGCGGTTGCTGGAGGACGTGGAAGCAGGCAAGATTGATATAGTGCTGTTTACGAAACTCGACAGGTGGAGCCGGAAGGTCAAGGAATACTACAAAGCGCAGGACGTGCTTGACAAGTGCAAGGTGCCGTGGCGAGCTATACTGGAGGACTACGAGACAGAAACGCCAAGCGGCGAGTTTAAGGTAAATATCATGTTATCCGTGAACCAAAACGAGGCGCAGCGCACCTCGGAGCGTATAAAGACGGTATTTGACGCTAAACGCAGCCGGGGTGAGGTGTGCAGCGGCAAAGTTCCGCTCGGGATCAGAATCAGCGCAGACAAGTGCCTTGAGGCGGTCGAACCCGAGGCTTCGATGGTGCGGGACGTGTTCCGGGAGTATTTGGCGGTCAGGTCGTCATATATAGCACAACGGTATATGGCCAATAAATACGGCGTAGTGCGGAATACCACATCATTTCGCAGGATGTTGCGAAATCAGCGTTATCGCGGTCTCGTTGTCGATGAGGCAGTTTTTGACGCTGTGCAGGAGGTGCTTGCAGTGAGATCGCAGCGCAACGCCCCCATCGGACGGGTATATCTATTTAAAGGCCTGGTAGTTTGCGGAAACTGTAGGCATCACGCTGCCGCGTATTTTTGCAAAAACGTATGTTATTATAGATGCTCATACAGGGTCAACACAGGGCAATGTAATTTCGCAAAGCACGTCCGTGAGGACGTAATAGAGCGCAAGCTGTTGGACGGTTTTTTGGTAGCCGCCGAGAGATTTAATGCGGAGCTGCTGGGCCGCCGGGCAGCGCCTCCCATCGACCGAGCCGGGATAAAACGTAAAATGGACAAATTGACAGATTTGTACATGTCGGATTTAATAAGCCGCGATAAATACGAGGTGGAGTATCGGGAGCTTCAAGCCGCGCTCAGTGTGCCAGACCCGGAAGAGCAACGTCCTATCGACATAGGCGCCGCGAGGTCAGCGTTGGAAATGTATGGGCATCTCGACAGGGCCGGGCAAAAGGAGTTTTGGAGCCGCACTATAAAGGAGATCACCCTCCATCCCGATGGCGGCATTTCTTTTAGCCTCCGTCAGTTATAATCGGCGTAGCCAAGGGGATATACCTATTATAACTGACAAAAGAGACCGGAGGCCGGTCTCTTAATTGGTTAAATAGATGCGCCGGATTGCCCTGCTTATAACGTGGCAAAATACTCATCAACCAGGGCAGACAGCGATACGCCGCGGGCCGAAGCCTCCCGCCGTGCCCGCTCTACCCCTGCCGCTGACAGGCTGAGTGATACGCGTATCCGGCTGTCGTCCTCGACAACCTCGCCGAACTCGGCCTCATATATGTCTGCGCCGAGGTTTTCCTCGGCCCACATACGGGCCGCATCAAATGTCAACGGTATTATGCGCTCACCCCCGCATAGCAGGCCGTTATGCCACTCAGCATACTGTGTCCTCGCGCCGCCCTCACCGTGTAAAAAATACTCGCCCGTGCGTTTGCGATAGAGGCTATCGCGGAGATAGTCAAAATCCGAGCCGAGGTTGCCGTTGTTTTTGCTGCCTATAAGAGTAGCGGTGTCGGTGTTGTACATCCTGTTATTAAGTATTTTTTTCATGGTTTTGTCCTTTCTGCCCTCGTGGCCTCCGGGGTGGGGTTTAACTTGCTGGTAACTTGCCGGGCTTGTGACCGGTCAGCCGTGCTCCTAACACCAGCCCCAGAGGTCAATCCATGCACGGGGGCAGAATATTGTATATGTCACACTGTCTGCATCATACGTGCGCTTCCCCACCACTGGCAGCTCGTTGTCGTCTATTATTTTGTCCAATTCGGGTACCGTAGCACCGTACGTGCCGTATACGCCGCAGCCCTCGCGTGTGATCTCGTTCCTCACAAACTTCATGTTGTACCTCTGTGCGATTTCCATTAATTCAGCCTTATCCATTTTTTGTCTCCTTTCTTGTAGGGCGGTTTAGCCGCCGCCCTCCGGCGTTATCCTGCGTCTCTGTTAGTCGTCCATTGCCCTACGCATCATCTCGCGGTGCGCATTGTAGGCGGTCTCTGTCGCCATGCTGCGCTCCAGCTTTGCGGCCGCCTCGGCGCGCTCCTCGCCGTATATCTCGGCGGCGATATCGTCAGGTATTGCTACCAGTATGCGATGCTTGCCTTGGTAAGCGATCAGTATGCAATTAACGCCCCGCTCCGTCCAAAGCTCCTTAAGGTCGGTGGGCTTGCCATTGACCGTCATAGCATCGACGCTGTAATCGTAGCGGCCGCAATTAACCTCAACCTTAAATCCGTCGGCATCAACCGTCTCGCGGGTGATATGCTCGGTTGTGATAGTGGCTACAATCTCCGCGCCCTTGGCGGTAGTCCATGCGTAAGTCTTAGTCATTGCTCTGTGCTCCTCTCTTGTTATGCCTATATTATAGCATTGTGTTTATATAAAGTCAATAGATATAAAGAGTTTATATAAACAACTAAAAATTTAAGGCAAATAAAAAGCCCCCGCCGGAGCGGGGGCGATTGAAAGGGATTCCCGAACGTGGGATGATATTATACTGTTTTGTCGGTAGGTTCGGTATCTTCTATTGCGTTGCCTTTGTTGTGGAGCTTCTGGAGGGCGCCTCTGAGCGCCTCGGGCAACGGCAGGCCGAGCGTGCCGGCGTTCTCCAGTATGGACAGGCCCTCGTTAGCTATGTAAAACATACACACCGCGCTGCGCACCGCCCCATTGGTGGCGGGCACAAGCCTGTCAAGTAGGGCCGCCAGTGCCACCAGTATTAGTATAAAGATTTTCTTCAGTAATCCCTTGAATCCTACTGCGCTGCTGAGTGTCCCGGCCACTGCTGCGTCGGCTACGCCGGTGATGTAGTCCAACACCATCACGGCCAGCAGCACCATTATCAGAGGATCCCAGGCGCCGAAGAGCCATGCAAGTGCGCCGCCTACAGCGGCGGAGATAGTTTTAATCCATTCGGATATGTTCATTTGTTTTTCCTCCTTATTTTTTGACTGTACCTACGTATATTTTGCCGTCAACGGACACAGACACCTGTAGCACGTCCGGCAGTTCTGTCGGCGCCATGCTGTGCGCCTGTGCAAACCGCTGTATGGCCGCAATGGTGTTTTTGCCCGCTATGCCGTCCGCGTCCCCCGCTTCATAGCCCAGGGCGTTAAGGGCGGTTTGCAAGGCCTTGATGTCGTCGCCCCTCATCATGGGGCTCGTCAGGGTTATGATCTTCCGCGCCTTCACCTCCTCCTTTTCTTCCTCCTGCTGGAGCAGGGCAAGCCGCCCCCAGTGTGTCCAGTTGCCATCGGACAGCTTGCGCT